CTGCTGCGCAACGTGCGACACACGAGGGTGATGCTTTCTTTCTTATCACCCTGCCTGCCTTCGGGAAGGACTTTGAGAAGTCCCTCGCCGATGGTTTCGCCTCACGTGAGCTGTTTAGGGGATTCGAGAAAACCTCCATATCGGTGTTCTTCACCGAGGAGGAGCTCTCGAAACGAAATCTCCCTGAACAGCCCTCGGGAATCCCCAAGTTTCTGGGTGAATTCCTTGGCCGTGTGTTCGACCCGTTCACGGGTCTTCTTCGGACGGATGGCCCCTTTGACAAGGAGTCTACGGCTGACGCTGTTCATGCTATCCGCCAGCTAACGCTGGCGTTTGGCAAGGTGCGATTGGATTGCACCGATGAGCAGAATAAGGCAGCGCTTGATGCGTACGTCCGAACCGATGCGGAAATCACAACGGTACTAGAGGAACTGTGTGCTCAACCGAACTTCTGGGTTGAGTACGTGGAACCACTCAAGGCCGCTGTACGTGTTCTCTTCGGAGATGTACTATGTCGCATGGAGTCTTTAATCCATGATTACGACCTGGTACCGAAGCACGGACCTGGTGCGACCGCTGATCGGCTGCTTGGCAACGCCAAGTACCATCAGTTGGAGTGGACCGAGAGGATGGAGTCGCTGTTCCCCTTCGGGGAGTATGCGATTCCGAATCACCGGTACCATGCAGAAATTGCACCGCAGGTTGTATACCGCTCCCCGGAACGCGAGCGACCCGTGAGGGTCGTTCTTGTTCCAAAGACGGTGGTGACACCTCGTGTGATTGCTATCGAGCCGACCTGCATGCAGTATATGCAACAAGCCGTGGCGATTCCACTTGTGGAACTTCTGGAGAGCCCGTCCATCGTTAAGGGACGGGAAAATATCTCTTCATGGTTCCTAGGATTCACTGACCAGGCGCCTAATCAGCATCTGGCTCAGATCGGATCTGAAGATCAGTCTCTTGCTACGCTAGATCTTAGCGAAGCATCTGATCGTGTCCCCAATTGGCTTGTCGAGGCGATGTTCGAGGATTGGCCTTGGTTTTCTGAGGCTGTCCAAGTTACTCGCTCTCTTCGTGCCGACGTGCCTGGGCACGGGGTTCTCCCGGTGCTCAAGTTCGCGTCTATGGGCTCTGCCCTGACGTTCCCAGTTGAAGCGATGGTGTTTCTTGCTATCGCCATGCTGGGGGTTGCTAAGGCAGATGATCGATCCGTGACCCAAGGCTATCTCAATCGCCTGAAGGATCGGGTACGGGTGTATGGGGATGACATCATTGTCCCCAATCACTCTGCAGAACTTGTCGTTCGGAGCCTTGAGACCTATGGTTTCAAGGTGAACCGGCGCAAGAGTTTCTGGACTGGTAAGTTCAGGGAGTCTTGCGGCAAGGAGTATTACGAAGGGCTTGACGTATCCATCGTCAGGTACCGGAGTGAGATCCCTTCGCGACAAGCGCTCAAGAGAGATGACGACGCCACCTATGCTACACAGGTGGTCAGCACCGTCAGTACACGTAACCAGTTTTATAACGCTGGCATGTGGACCACGGCTGCAGCCCTCGACGAAGTGCTGGAATGGGCCTTGAATGGCTTCTACCCGTACGTCGAAGAGGAATCGTCTCTGTTGGGGAGGAACTCCTCCTTTCTGTCTGAAGTTGAGACGGGATGGGATGAGGACCTTCAGGTGCCCCTTGTCAAAGGGTACGTGACGCGTAGCAAGTTGCCACGAAACGTGGCAGCCGACTATGCGGCCCTCCTGAAGTGTTTGCATGTTGCAAACGGTGAAGCCAACACCGACATCGAACACCTCACAAAGAGTG